GTGCCGGTGGCGGCGGTCACGAACGCGGCCGCGACCGCCGTCTCGGTTTGCACCGCGTACACCTGCGCCAAATCGCGGATCAGGATGTCCCAGGCGGACGGGCTGGTCCAGTCGATGTCCTGGCGGGAAATGTCGACGGTGCCGCCGTAGGTGGTTTTGGCGAAGTTGACCGGGGTGATGGTCATCTTCTGCGACGACAGCTGCGTTTTCTCATTGGCGCCGGCGGTCTGCTGGCCGACGGTGGTGTGCTGGGTCACCTTCGGTCTCGAGAACGTCGACCCGGGGATGCCGCCCAAACCTTTGGCGCCGCCCAGGCTGGCGATCAGCGGCCGGTTGGCGTCGATCAGCGACACCACCGAGCCGACGATCGGGGTGGGCAGTATGCCGGTGGTGTCGGTCGTTTTCTGGTCGGCCACCACCCGGGCCTGGTAGGACTGCACCCGCTGGGCGGCCGCCGGGTCGGCCTCGCCGCCCATCATGGCCCGGCTGCGCACCAGATCGACCAGATATTCGCCGACCCCCCGATATTCGGGTGGGCGGGCGTCGCCGTCGGCCCGGCGCGGCTGGGCCGGCACCCGGTCGACCGTGCTACGCGATTCGGGTAGCGGTAACGCCGCCGCCGTGGCGGCATGCGCCGCCTTCACCCGCTCGTACTCCTCCAGCGGCTCGATCTGGCGGTCCACCTCGGCGATCCGTTCCCGGGTGTGGGCCAGCACCGACTGTTCGGCGTCGGTCAGATCCCGGCCTTCGACCTGGCCGAGGATCGACTCCATAGTGGCGATCAGCTCGTGGCGTTCGGCGTGCATACGTTCCAGAACAACGTTCGGCATAACAGTGAAAACCTCCGCAAGTAAGGACTGGCTTTGGGGCGCTCAAGTGCTCGGCGCCGAGCTGTCCAAAGCGGTGGCTTCACCGGGTGGGCGCCGCCTCGACGGCTGACACGCCCGGCCCGGGCCGGCCGTTGGGCGGGCTGGCCGCGGCTATCGCTGACCGGATGTTACCGCTTCAGTTTGGCCAGCTCGCGCACCCAGCCGTCCAGGCGGGTGTTCCCCCGCGCCCTCGGCCGTTCCGCCGTGCGTACCAGGGCCACCTCGGCGCCGCTGAACGCCGGGGTCGGGGTCAGGCTCACCTCGAGCAGCCGGGACTCGGTGCGGGTCACCCGGTCCTTGCGGCCGACATCGGGGTTCCAGTCCTCGTCGGAGAGGTACTCCCAGTCGGAGCGGACCGGCTGGAAGCCGATGGACATGCCGGTCAGATCGCCGGCGTTGGCCAGCGACGCGGCCTGCTGGGCTTCGGGCAGCTCGTTGAGCCGCCACACCCCGTTCAGGCCGCCCTCATCGGACCGCCACGAGTCGACATGGCCGATCGGCCAGCGCTGGTTGTTGTGGAACAGCATCAGCGGCAGGTTTTGGCCCGACCCGGCCCGGGTGGTGTGATCGAGCGAGCCGGGGGCGTGCTGCTCGAGAAAGGGCCCGATGTCGGCCCACTCGTTGTAGGGCACCGCCCGGCCTTCCAAGAACTTGTAGGGGCGGCCGATCAGCTGGGTGTCACGCAGCTGCAGCGGCGACTCGAAGACTCGCCGTTCGGGGATGTTGATCACTGGTTGGCACCTCCAGACTCGCCGGCGGTCTCATCGGGAGCGGGCGCCGCCGGCGGCATGGCCGGGGCGGGCGGCGGCTCGGGTTTCTGGTATTCGATCGACGGCAACGGCACCCCTAGCAGCATCTGCCAGGCCATCTCGCCGGTGATGATCCCCGACGAGGTCAGCAGGCTGAGCGCCTGGGCGGTGGTGGGCAGATCCTCCGCCAACAGCTTGTTCCGGTCGAAACGGACGGTGGTGCCCCGCGGGAACCAAGCGTCCGACCACACCTGCTCGAAATCGGCCAGCACCGGCTCCAGCGACGTCCGCAGGATCTGCTGGTATTGGGGGGCGGCCGTCTTATAGGTCATGCCCTGCACCGCCGCCCCCAGCCAGTAGGTGTCCAGGTTGAACATGTTGGCGATATCGGTGAGCGTCATCTTGCGGGCCTCGGTCAGCTGCGTATCCGACGGCGACCACGCCAACGGCACCACCTGGGTGCCGGCCGGTAAGATCACCGGCTCGCGGGTCGGGCCCGCGAACTTCGCCAACCAGGCCGCTTTGGCGTCGTCGGCCACATCCTGGGGGATCGACGACTGCGGGGCGATCACCGCCACCGACGGCACCGCCCCGCCGCCCAACGCCGACCGCTCGTACTCCTCCTCCATGGCGGCCCGGTCCAGCGACGACAGGTACTCCTCGACGACGCCGACGCCGCGCACCGGATAAAACCGGTCGACACCGCGGGCGATGTGGATGACATCATCGGCCGGCAACACCTGCCCGTAGTAGGTGTAGCTGACGTTCTGGGGGTCGCCGGCCATCCAGGTGATGTACACCCAGGTGATCGGCAGGTACATGACCGCCAGCGGCCAGCCGTCGGCGCCGCGGGCGGTGATCAGGCTAACCGTGTTCCCGCTCAGCAGATAGTCCTCGACCGAGCATTGGATGTACCGCGACCGGGGCCAGATCACGTTCGGGTCCGGCGACTCGAGCAGCCGCGGCCGGGGTGTGAGCGGCTGGCCGTTCTTGTAGGCGTCGAGCGGCATCTGTTTGGTCATGCCGCCGTACAGCTGGATAGCCCGGCCCACCGCCGGGATATGCCGGGCGGTGCTGGCATCCCACACGTAGGCGCCGGGCAGCCCCCACCCCGCCCCCGACACCGGCGGCAGCAGCGGCCCCGAATCGCGGGGCGCCACCTGCCGGCCCACCGACCACGGCGCCGCCAAACTCACCGGCAGGTCCTACACGTACACAAAGTTGTTAGGGGCGGTGATGTTCCCGCCCGACGAGCGGACCACCACCACCTGCGCCGCCCCCGCCGCGTGCGCCGGTGTCTGGCAGGTGATCGAATCCTGGTTGGTGTTCACCGCCACCGATGTGGCCGCTGTCCCTCCGAATGTCACTCCGGTGACGTTTTGGAACCCGAACCCGCCGATCGTCACCGCCGTGCCGCCCGCGGCCGGGCCGGTGTTCGGCGTCACCGATTGCACCACCCCGGTGATGGCAATGTTTTTGGCCACCGGGCGCCACACCAGCGCCGAGGTGGCGTCGATCACCCAACAGTTCGGCTGCCCCTTGATCTGGGGGATGTCGGTGCCCGGGGTGGTGAACGCCGTCCACACCCACGAACCGGTGTCCTGTTTGACCGAATGGGTCACGCCCGCGGATATTACCACCCGGTCACTTACCAGACGCGGAACTCCCCCAACGCGGCCGGGGCGTGATCGAACGCCCACACCGCCACCGTCGCCGCCGTCAACGCCGCCAGCGACCCCGACGACTGGCGCCGCCCCCACGCCCAGGCGTCGCCCAGAGCACGCCGTGCGGCGCTGTGCGCCGCGCTATCCAGCGCCGGGTGCTGCCGGTACCTAACTAGCGGCTGCGGGGCGCACAGCGCCTCCAGGAACCCGGCGCAGGCCGCCGCATAATCCCTCGCCTTCAAACCCAACGGCTCCAGGCCCGACCGCTCGAGGGCGTCACCGATATCCAAAGCCGGCCCGGCCGCGTCATAAGCGACAACCAGCGGATTCCAGCGCTCCTGCAATTCCACCAGCCGCTCCACCAGCCACCCGCACCCCGGCCGGTAATCGGCCACCTCCACATGGGCCACCCCATCCCCGGTCCGCCACGCCGCCACAATCGCCGCGTCCGACCGGTCCACCGCCACATCGAAAGCGAGAGAAACCCGGCCGGCCGAGGGGAGATCGGCCGGGTCCTCGCCGGCGTGGCGCCACGCCTCCAAAGGTATTACCCGCGCCACCGTCGAAACCCACCGATTCCCGTACGCCCGGGCGAACTCGTCCGGGCCGAACTGGTCGAGCGCCGCCTGCATCGACTCGGCGCCGATAGTCCGCCCGTACGCCGGATGGTACCGCGGCCATGAGACCGCATCCGTCGGGTCAAGCTCGTCCGGGCATGACCACTCGAAATAGGCCACCCCGCTGTTCCGGCCCGCCCGCACCGCCGCCCGGCCCGCCTCCACCGACCCCAGCCACCACGTCGAGCTGGCGTCCCCCGCCGTCGACACCTTCCACACCTGGGCGTTCGGCCGGGTCGCCTGCGTCGGCACAATCGCCTGGTCCAGCTGGCCGCCCCGCACCGGATCGAACGACCACGGCTCGTCGACCACCACCAGATCGCTGACCTTGCCGTGCAAACCGTCCGGGGTCGGCGGGAACGGCCGGATCAGCCCGCCCGACGGCAGCCACTTGATGTGCTCCGACCCGGCCGCCCGCCGCAAATGCACCTTCGGCACGAACGGCGCCAACAGCGGCCAATGCTCGTTGATCAACCAGTCCACCGCA